TCAACAGAGATACTTGCTGAAATCAACAGAGAAGTTATCAGAACAATCTACAAGGTTGCAGAATCCGGAGCACAAACTAACGTTGCTACTCTAGGTGCATTTGACTTAGACACAGACAGTAACGGTAGATGGTCAGTTGAGAAGTTCAAAGGACTTATCTTCCAGATCGAGAGAGATGCTAACGCTATCGCACAAAGAACTCGTCGTGGAAAGGGTAACATGATCCTATGTTCCGCAGACGTTGCTTCAGCATTAACAATGGCAGGTGTTCTTGATTACACTCCAGCACTTAATGCTAACCTTAACGTTGATGACACAGGCAATACATTTGCTGGTGTACTTCAAGGTAAGTATAGAGTATACATCGACCCATTCGCTGCAAACTTAGCTGCTGATCAGTACTATGTTGTAGGTTACAAAGGTACTTCACCTTATGACGCAGGATTATTCTACTGCCCATATGTACCTCTACAAATGGTTAGAGCAGTTGGTCAGGATACATTCCAACCAAAAATTGGTTTCAAAACCAGATATGGTATGGTTGCTAATCCATTCGCAGAAGGAACTGATCAAGGTCTTGGTCGCCTTGCAGTTAACAAGAACAGATACTACAGAAGAGTTAAAGTTCAAAACCTTATGTAATTCATTTTACATACTCAGAGAGACTCCTTCGGGGGTCTCTTTTTTTTATGTAAGAAATTATACGTAGGCATTTCTTTTTGTTAAGAAATTATGTAATAGGTATAAATTTTTTAGTAAATAGTTATGTCATTGCGGAGAAAACAATGCACTAAAATCCCTATATTATGGGTAGAAGAAAAAATAGTCATCAGGTCATTTAATGCACAATTTAATTCCTTTTAATCAATTAGCAGGTTCATATGATGAACCGAGTAATGATTTAATCAATGAATACTACGAGTGTCTGATCGATTGTGATGACAACCAACATATTTGTAAACGCATTTGTAAAGAAGTTTTTAGTTAAAAAATTTACTATGCTGCATCGAGGGGGGGATCACCCCCCTTTTTTTATGTGATAAATACCTATATGAAAGATAAAAAAGCAGCAAAACTTATCCTAAAACGAGCTAAAAAAAATCCATTCTTGTATACGAAAGAGGATATCAGTTACGCTAAGAAAGTAAAAAAACTAATTAAAAAAGATGCCTTATCACATCAAGAAACCCAGTCATCTTAACACTAGTGTTGATGTTTATTACGTTGGTGATAAAAGATGGTCTGATAATTTCACTGAAAGAAAACAGTACACAAATAATCCAACATACTTAACTAAAAATGATGATGGTAAGAATGGTGGATGGATAGGAGCTACTGTCGTTACCGAATAACTAAATAACTAAAAATATTGATGCCATGAAACAGACTCCTAGACAGATGAGAGAAGCAAAAAAATCCTATGAAAAACTCGTGGATCATCTCATTCAAGAAAATTATGCTTCTAACAAAGAAGATGCTGATACTATTATCAGCGGTATGAGTGAAGAGTGGTTTCATATGATTATCAACGGATAATGAAAAACCTAGACCACTTTCTAGATGAGGCACAATCAACAAAGTGTCCAAAAGGATTTAGATTCGATACAAAACTTAAAAGTTGTGTACCTCAAAAACGCTATCCATACTATCCTTATGGTATGATTGGTAGGAGAAGCGAGGAGCCAAAGAAAAATGGTAACGGGAATGGAAATGGTAACGGGCATTCTGGTAATGGTAACGGTGGCAATGGTAACGGTAATGGCGGTGGAAATGGAGGAGGCAATGGCGGAGGCGGAGGAGAATGAAAACACTTAAACAATTTTTAGAATCTTCAAATCCAAGAATACCAAGAAAAAAAGGACAACCAGCTAAATCTAAAAAACACTCAGACTTATATACAGATGAAGATCCTAAAGGAACTATTCATGGACTTGGTTTTAAGGATGTCGCTACTGCGAAAGCGTCTGTTTCAAAGATACGTAAATCTTCAAGATCGCATGCTCATAAAATTCAAGCAGCAATTGCTATGGAGCAAAGAGCAAGAGTGATGGGAAAAACATCAGAGGCAGCAGTGTACCGAAAATTTATTAATTCAATGAAAAAGAAAACTAAAAAATGACTTCCTCGAATCGTGGCCCACTTGCCGGACAAATTGGCAACCGTAATTTTCTATCTCCCGTAGGGTTTAAGTTTTCACTTGCAAAATTTCCAAAGATATCATTTTTCTGTAACTCAGCATCAATACCAGAGATATCACTTGGAACTTTTCAACAACCTTCATACCTAAAGCAAATAGATATTCCCGGAGAGAAGTTAACATATGGTGATTTAGATATTCGATTCTTAGTTGATGAAAATATGGAGAACTATATGGCAGTTCATAACTGGTTAAGAGGACTTGGTTTCCCTGAGTCACCTCAACAGTTTATTGATAAAACTACAGACTCTGATGGTATCCGTGATTTAGAAGAACAATACTGTGATGGGGGACTTCATATTTTAAATAGTAATCTAAGAGATGTAGCAATAGTCAAATTTCAAAACTTATTTCCTGTTTCCTTGACATCACTTAACTTTGATGCAACTGAAACTGACATCAACTACTTTACAGCAAGTGCATCTTTCCGCTATACTGTATATAATATAACTGATAAGTCTGGCGATTTACTATGAATCTTGATAAAATTCAGGAGATGTGGGAGCGTGATGCTGTCATAGATCCTGATAACCTACATGATGAATCTATTAAAATACCTCAACTTCATGCTAAGTATTATACAATCTATAATACAATATCACTTCTGAGAGAAAAGGCAAGGGAACAATACAGTAAAGTTAAGTTAGAAAGACATAACTACTATACTGGTAAAGCACCTGCAGAGGTCTATGTAGAGGAACCTTTTAGTTTTAAAGTAAGAGAGAAAGATGCGATACAAAGATATTTGGAGGCTGATGAGAAACTTAGTCAGGTAGACATGAAGATACGTTACTATGATGTAACTCTTAAATTTTTAGAAGAGATTATTAGAAATATATCAGGTCGTACGTATCAGATCAAAAATGCGATTGAGTGGCAGAGATTTCAATCAGGATTTTAATTAAGGTGATAAATAACTTTAGGTGATCCTATAGTTATGTCTCATTTGACGATATTAAAGAAGAATGAAGTCTATCTTCAAATAGAATCAGATCCTCATGTATTCTACGAACTGTCTGATCAGTTCACGTTTGAATTACCGGGAGCAAAGTTCATGCCTCAGTATCGTAATAGATATTGGGACGGAAAGATAAGACTGTTTAATATTAATAATGGACAAATATATGTTGGACTTCTTGATAAGATCACAAAGTTTTGCGAAGATCACGGATATAGTTATTCTTTTGTAGACAACGAATATTACGGTACACCATTTGAGATAAATGAACACATCTCGTTTGAGGGAGTCAAAGATTACATGGTGTCTATAAGTAAGTATACTCCGCGTGAATACCAAATTGAGGGAGTATACGACGCTTTAAGACATAATAGAAAGTTGTTGATATCCCCAACTGCTTCAGGTAAGTCTCTGATGATATACTCGATTGTGAGATATTATGTTGAGCGAGGTGAAAATACTCTGATAGTCGTTCCGACGACTTCGTTAGTAGAACAGATGTATAAAGACTTTGGGGATTATGGATGGGATGTTGGTTCATTTTGCCACAAAATTTACGCAGGAAAAGAACGAGAGACAAACTCTCAGGTAATCATAACAACTTGGCAATCAATCTACAAACTCCCCCGAAAATATTTTAAAAGATTTAGTGTTGTGATTGGGGATGAGGCGCACCAATTTAAATCAAAGTCATTAATATCTATAATGACAAAACTTGACCATGCAAAATATAGGTTTGGATTTACTGGTACACTTGATGGAACACAAACACATAAGTGGGTTTTAGAGGGTTTATTTGGGCCTTCATACAAAATCATAGGGACGAAAGACCTCATGACCAAAGGTCATGTTGCAAAACTTGACATTAATATCTTGCTTCTCAAACATCCACCGCAAAAGTTTGAAACATTTGAAGATGAAATACAATTTATAATTACTAATGAAAAGAGAAATAAGTTCATCAGAAACTTAGCACTTGACCTCAAAGGGAATACTTTGATACTGTTTTCACGAGTCGAAGGTCATGGGAGGGTTTTATTTGATCTCATAAATAATAATGTACTCGAACAACGTCAAACCTTTTTTGTTCATGGTGGAGTAGATGCTGAAAATCGTGAAAAAGTTCGTGAAATCACTGAAAGAGAAAATAGTGCCATTATCGTGGCCTCCTACGGAACTTTTTCTACTGGTGTCAATATCCGTAACCTCCATAACGTTATTTTCGCTTCTCCCTCCAAGTCGCGTATACGAAATCTCCAATCCATCGGAAGGGTGCTCCGTAAAGGAAATAACAAGACAAAAGCAACTTTATATGATATAGCTGATGATGCGACATATAAATCAAGACGTAATTACACATTGAATCATTTGATTGAAAGGATCAAAATCTACAACTATGAAAAATTTAATTACGAAATCATCAACATCTCACTTAAAAAATAATGGACACTGACATCAAAGTAACTATTAATTTGAATAAAATTGTTGAAAATCGTATTAAACAAATGGGAGCGTACCGTGATTTTGCTGAGAAATCCATCATGGGTAAACTTGTTTCTACGGATGATATTGACACAATCGCTGTTAAAAGTCGTTCTTGTATTGACTTGAATGATACCTATGCTGCCATCGATAAACTTATTTGTGAACATTTAGGTATTCGAGAGTCAACTCTGGAAGACATGATATTTGGAGAAAGACGAAATGGGTGACGAATTCTACAGCATTCTCAAACTTGTATCAGGAGAAGAAATATTCGCTCTCGTTTGTGTAGACGAGAGTGAGGATGAACCGATATTGATTTTGCATAATCCAATCAAGATGAAACCACTTCACCCACAGTCGAATCAATTAAACTATATTAAAGTCACTCCTTGGATGGAATTATCTGAGGAAGATATGTTTGTATTGAGAATGGATAAGGTAATTACTATGACAGAGTGTAAAGATAAAAAACTTATTAAAATTTATAAGCAATATATTGAAGAAAAGGACGCGGACGATCTCTCGATCATTAAATCAAGAAGTGAAAATGGAAAGATTACATGGCCGGGCGACCCTAAGTTAGGATATATATCTAGCGTAGAAAAGAAAAGAGAATCTTTGGAACAGCTCTTTAAGTCTGATTCAAAGGAGCCTTAATTCCTTTCAAACCTCACAAAGGTTATTGTACACATATAACGACATGTTGTCAAGTATTACCCCTAACTTGTCAAGAAAATAAAATATGCTATAATAGAATATAGTTACGACAGATAAGATGTCATGCCCAGAAAGAAGTCTGAACACTATGTAAATAACAAAGAATTGTTGGAGGCACTTATTGTCTATCGAGCAAAAGTTGCCAATGCAAAAGAGAATGATTTACCAAAACCAAGAATTACAAACTACCTTGGAGAGTGTTTTCTTAAGATAGCAACACACCTTTCTTACAAACCAAACTTTGTAAATTATATGTTCCGTGATGATATGATATCAGACGGAATTGAAAACTGTGTCCAATACATCCATAATTTCGATCCAGAGAAGTCTCGCAATCCTTTTGCATACTTTACTCAGATTATACACTATGCTTTTCTAAGACGCATACAGAAGGAAAAGAAACAGTTAGACATTAAGAATAAGATTATTGAGAAGACTGGATTTGATGAAGTTATGACAGTTGAAGATGGTGCCTTGACAGGAGCGATGTCTGAGTATAATACAATTAAAGACAACATTGCACAGAAAAAAAATAGATGAGAGTCGCAATTATAACAGATACCCATTTCGGTGCTCGTAAAGGTTCAAAGCATTTACATGATTATTTTGAATTATTTTACAAGAATATATTTTTCCCATCATTAGAAGCAGAGGGGATTGACACCATCATTCACATGGGAGATGTTTTTGATGGTCGAAAATCGATTGATTACTATAGTCTTGAATGGGCAAAGAGAGTTGTATTTGAACCCATGAAGAAATATAAAGTCTATGCAATAACAGGTAATCATGATTGTTACTATAAAAATACAAATATAATTAACTCACCAGAACTATTGTTAACTTCATATGATAATTGGGAAATATACTCTAGTGCAATAGATATTAATATAGATGGTTTGGATATATTACTTCTACCTTGGATAAGTGCTGATAATCATGATGAAACTATAGAAGTTATAAAAAAATCTAAATCTAAAATTGCTATGGGACATCTTGAGTTGAATGGATTTAAGGCAACTCGTGGACATTTGATGGAAGATGGTATGGATGTTTCTCTGTTTGATAAATTTGAACAAGTATATTCTGGACATTTTCACACAAGATCCACAGATGGAAAAATATTTTACTTAGGTAATCCATATGAGATGTTTTGGAATGATGTAAATGATCCAAGAGGGTTTCATTTATTTGACACTGATACAAAAGAAAAGGTTGCAATTAACAATCCTTATAAATTATTTTATAACATATACTATGAAGATACTAATCATAAGTTATTTAATACCACTGAATATAAGAACAAAATTGTAAAAGTTATTGTTCGCAAAAAGTCAAGTCCAAAAGAATTTCAACAATTTATTGATAAACTTTATCGTTCAGAAGTTCAAGACTTAAAGATTGTTGAGAATTTTGCAATCGTTGAGAATGAAGATTTTGATATTGAAGAAGATGAAAATACAATTTCAATATTGAATCGATATATTGATGAATCAGAAATTGAATTTGATAAAGGAATTGTAAAAAACATTTTTCGTGATCTGTATAGACAAGCCTGCGAGGTAGAATAATGTTTGTTTTAACTCTTAATAGTCGGAAGGATGACGGTGCATACGCTGTACAAGACTCCGATGGAGATAAAGTTCTCTTTCTATTTGAGGAAGAGGATGACGCACTTCGTTATGCTATGATGCTAGAGGATGCTCTGGATAATTCAGATAAAAATATGCAAGTAATCGAAGTTGAAGATGACCTTGCCATAAAGACCTGTAGCATGTATAATTATAAGTATGCGGTCATCACACCTGATGATTTTGTGATTCCACCTAATAATGATAAGATTCAAGAAGATTAAATGGAAGAATTTCCTGTCAACGGGAGACCATTGGACAGAGATTGACTTTCTTGAAAACAATACAAATTTAATAATCGGACATAATGGTTCAGGTAAGAGCACCTTATTGGATGCACTTACCTTTGTTTTGTTTAATAAACCATTCCGTAAGATCAATAAGTCTCAACTAGTAAACACAGTGAATGAAAAGGAATGTGTAGTTGAACTGGAGTTTGATGTAAATGCAAGAGAGTATGTAGTTCGTAGAGGAATGAGACCAACTGTATTTGATATAGAGGTTAATGGTTCTCCTTTACATCGACAAGCTGATGATCGATCAAATCAAAAAATACTAGAAGAGAATATACTAAAGGTTAATTATAAGTCGTTTACGCAGATAGTTATACTTGGAAGTAGCACCTTTGTTCCATTCATGCAACTATCAAGTTCAGTTCGTAGAGATGTGATTGAAGATTTACTTGATATTCGTATCTTTTCGTTTATGAATAACTTATTAAAAGATAAGTTAAGAATTCAAAAAGAACAAGTTAGATCTCTTAACTTAAAAAGAGAGAACTTAGAAGATAAGATTAAAATGCAAGATAAGTTTCTTAAGGAGATAGAGAATCGTAGTAAAGAGGATATTAAAAGTAGGAAACAAAAAATTAATGATTTGATTCAAGAAACTGATGAGTATGTTATTACAAATGAAGAGTTAGATCTCGAAGTATCTGGTCTTTTAGAAGATCAAGAAAAAGTTTCTGGAGCAGATAAAAAGTTAAGAAAACTTAATAATTTTAGAGGACAGATCTCAAATAAAGTAGCGATGATTACCAAAGAGCACAAGTTCTTTACAGAAAATACGGTTTGTCCCACCTGTACCCAATCAATTGAAGAATCATTTCGATTAAATAAAATCGATGACGTTCAAACTAAAGCAAAAGAACTTAAAAAAGGTTTTGAAGATTTAGAAAAAACTATCGAAGATGAGAAGGAAAGAGAACGTCAGTTCGTTAAACTAACAAAGGAGATCACTAAACTCAATAATGGCATTTCTAAAAACAATACTCACATCTCTATCAACCAAAAACAGATCAGAGAACTTGAATCAGAAATTCAAACTATTACCGAACAATTTAAAAATAGAAATATTGAGCATGAAAAGTTAGAAGAGTTTAAGATCGGTCTCAAAAAAACTGAAGATAATCTTTCTGAAAGGAATCAGGATATAGTTCATCATGATTTTGCTTATTCTTTATTGAAAGATGATGGTGTAAAGACTAAGATAATTCGTAAATATCTACCACTTATCAATCAGCAGGTTAATCGTTATCTGCAAATGATGGATTTCTATATCAACTTTAAGTTAGATGAGGAGTTCAATGAGACCGTAGAGTCACCAATACATGAACATTTTTCATATTCATCTTTTAGTGAAGGTGAAAAAATGCGTATTGATTTAGCATTGTTATTTACGTGGAGAGAGGTGGCAAGAGTCAAGAACTCTGTTAATACAAATCTATTAATTATGGATGAAGTATTTGATAGTTCTCTTGATGGATTTGGTGTTGATGAATTTATGAAGATCATCCGTTTTATTATTAAGGATGCTAATATATTCGTTATATCTCATAAGTCAGATTTACATGATAAGTTTGATAATCTTATGAAATTTGATAAAGTTCGTGGATTTAGTAGGAGGATTGCATGAAGATTTTAGTTACTGGACATCTTGGTTTTATTGGTAGTCATGTGTATGAACACTTTTTAAGTGAGGGTCATGAGGTTGATGGTTATGATATTCCACGCGATCTCGGTGATTTTAAAACAGAAAAGAAATATGATTTGGTGGTACACCTTGCAGCGAATGCTGCAATACGTGAAGCAATTGAAAATCCTGATGCCTTCTGGGAAAATAATGTTGTAAAATCAATACCAATATTTGAATATTGTAGAGAAAATAATGTGAGATGTTTATATGCAAGTTCTGCATCTGTGTATGAATGGTGGATTAATGCTTATGGTATTACTAAGAAGGTGAATGAAATACAAGCCCCACCGAATAGTGTTGGTATGAGATTCTTTAATGTGTATGCAGAAAAAGTAAGTCGTCCAGATATGTTGTATCGGATGTTAGAAGATAAGACTGCAACCTATCTTACAAGACATAAAAGGGATTGGATACATGTAAAAGATATTGTATCAGCAATTGCACTACTTGCAGAAAGTGATTATACTGGAGTTTTAGATGTAGGGACTGCGAATCCTATCGCAGTTATAGATCTTGCAACTAAAATGGGTATGGGACATCTACCTATTAAGGAAGACACACCCGGTGAAAGAGATATCACATGTGCTGATATCAAAAAATTAAAGGAGTTAGGTTGGTCTCCAACCATAAACATACTTGATACGGTTTGACTAAGTATAAATATTTCTAATAGTACATATTAGAACATGTTATCAACCCAATATCGTCTTCGACTTGAAGGCATATGTAAGTCAATTGCAGCAGGAACTGAGGTAAGTCTAGAGGATATGATATGGGCAGAGAAGTTGGCGAAGGCAAATACAAGTGCCAGAGGAATGATAAAACAAGCAAGAAGAATGAAGACGAATCCGAACGATTCTTTTCTGAATAACTTGAATATAGGAGACTCCGATTCAAGTGGTAGACAAATCAGGGGTTTCGATAGTCCAGATGAAATATATGATTGGTTTAGATCTGACAGATCAGATGACTGGCGACAAAGAGATTAGTAGACAATTAAAAAAGTGTCCACTAACCGTCCTTTGTGGCGGTTTTCTTGTTATCATAGGTATATCAGATAAGAAACCCCATGACTATCAAGCACGAAATCAAATCACAACTCGCTAAATTACTTGCAACAGAAGATTTAGTTGTAGAGCATCGTAAAGTTGAGACTGCAATGTTTGATGTTCAAACAAGAGTGTTAACTCTACCTCTTTGGGATAAGGCATCTGAGAATGTTATTGATATGTTAGTAAGTCATGAGGTTGGACATGCATTGTATACACCAAATGAAGAGTGGTGGAAAGAATACGAAGTACATCCTAGTTTCGTTAATATTGTAGAGGATGCTCGTATTGAGAAGTTGATGAAGAGAAGATATGATGGTATCTCAAAGACTTTCTATAAGGGTTACACTGAGTTACATAATGATGATTTCTTTCAAGTCAAAAAGAAAAATATATCTGAGATGATTCTCGCTGATCGCGTAAATCTACATTACAAGATTGGTACATATTATGACATACCATTCACTGCAGAGGAAAGATTTTTTCTAAACAAGATTGATGTATGTGAAACATTTGAAGATACACTTAAGGCAGCAAAAGCATTATATGATTATTGTCTTGCAGAAGAACAAAGAAAAGAAAAAGAAAAGGCAGAGGCAGAAGATTTTTCTAACTTCGATCTTGAACTTGATGAGGATGGTGATGGTGATGGTGAGAGACCTATGAATGGTACTAGATCAGAGGAAGTTGATACTGATGATACTGATGATGATGGTGAACAGCAAGAGGAAACTGAGATTGAAACCAAAGTTGACACACATATTGGTGGGCATGATGGTGTTACAGAGATATCTGCAGAGACAGTTGAGAGTCTTGATGAAGCACTTAAAAATTTAACAAATGAAGGTGCAAGAGAGAATGTTTATCTTGAGTTGCCAAAACTTGATCTTGATAAGGTTATTATTCCTAATAAAGAGATACATGATCAGTGTCAGCAAAGATTATCTCAAGCATACAAAAAAGTAGCAGAACAAGAGCAAGCAAAGTTAAGAGGTGATACAAGTCACTACAATTACTACACAGAGTATGGTATTAAAAAATATCTAGAGCAAACTGAGCAAGACTTTGCAAAGTTCAAAAAGTCTGCACAGAAAGAAGTCAACTATCTTGTTAAAGAATTTGAGTGCAAAAAATCCGCATCTGCATATGCTCGTGCTACTACAAGTCGTACTGGTGTTCTTGATACAACTAAGTTACATACTTACAAGTATAATGAAGATCTATTCAAAAAAGTTTCAGTGATTCCAGAGGGTAAAAATCATGGTCTTGTATTCATTCTTGATTGGTCTGGTTCAATGTCTCATGTTATGTTAGATACAATCAAACAGTTATACAATCTAATGTGGTTCTGCAAGAAGGTTCAGATTCCATTTGATGTTTATGCATTTACAACTTCATATCCAAAAGAAAATCGAGATGAAAATGGATATGCCACACCATTATATGAAGCAAAGGATAATATGTTACTTGTAGAAAATCAATTCTCTTTATTAAATCTCTTTACAAGTCAATCTCGTATCAAAGATTTGAATGAGCAAATGATGAATATTTTCCGTATTGTAAATTCTTATAGAGATTATTCTTATCGTGACCTTACACCTTATGGTTTAGAATTATCAGGTACACCCTTGAATGAGACAATCGTTGCTCTTCATGATCTTATCCCTCAGTTTCAAGCAAGAACAAAAGTTGAGAAAGTTAATTGTGTGATTCTTACAGATGGAGAGGGTTATCAACTTTCATATCATAGAACAGTTAATAGAACTATCATGGGTGAGTCTTACTTTGGTAGAGGTAATTATGGTGAGGGATGTATTCTTCGTAATCGTAAAACTGGTAAGACATACAACTGTGGTTATCAATATCACGATTTCACAAAGATGTTACTTCGTAATATCTCTGATGAATTGACAAATGTAAATTTTGTTGGTATTCGCATCATGGATGGTAGAGATGCCAAGCATTTTGTTCAATCTAATAGTGATGATTTTAACAGTCCACAGATTGAAAAGACTATGCAACAGTGGAGAAAGACAAAGACTCTTATCTTGGAAGACGTAGGTTACAAAGTATATCTTGGACTATCATCATCCGCAGTTGGAAATGATGCAGAGTTTGAAGTTAAAGAAGATGCATCAAAGGCAGATATTAAGAGAGCATTTACTAAGAGTCTTAAGAATAAAAAGATGAACAAAAAAATCTTAAGTAAGTTCATCGAAAT